AGATGCTAAATTTAGCGGCATCTTAAGTTCCTCTCTCAGTCCTAGTTTATTCTAAAAATATTTATTAAAACGGGTATTTTCATTGGGGAAACAATGCATGAACACTACCAATCTGGATATTCCCACACACTTTTTAAACCTTTATCTTTTCTTTTTTTCGATATTCTATTTTTCGTACATTCCTTACATTCATAAGAATATGCCGATGGCAAAGTTCCCCTACCTTTTCTTATCAAATAAAAACCTTCCATCAAATCTTTCTTCTGACCACAAACTCTACATTTTCTTTCGTAAAAAAGAAGGTGTTCAAGTTCTAGCTGATCGTCAAAATTCATTACATATAATCCCACATATATGATCTATCTCCGTATTCATCAGTGTGCCAACGATCACCATTATTATCTACAAAACTACCACTATCCTCAAATCCATCAGATATAAATCCAAATGGAGCCATGTCCTGTTCTATCTGATCTCTTTGATCTTCGTACAATCTTTTTCTTACATCCTGATCGGTCATTTCTTTAAAATACTCTTGTTGCACTAACCAAGAAAAAATAACAAGGCACATTGCAAGGTCATCATTACATCCTTCCTCTGCTTCAAAAGAATTGTGTTTTTGAGAGAATGTAGTTAGTTCTGAAATAATATCATAATCTACTGTAAGTAACTTATCATCCTCTAAAAGTGTCTTTAAATTAGAGCATCCTAATTTTTTAACTGCGGCAGTCATTCTTACACCGAGTTGAGTTTTCTTTCCAGAAAATCCCTGTCCGACAATCTGACCATTTCTTCCTCTCATGGAAGCCATTAAAATATTTTGATACTCTAAATCGTATTGAAGAATACTTGCAACCTGATCTCCAATGTCATTTACTTCTATCATTAAGTATGCTTGATTATATGCTTTAGCAACATCAAGAATAATATTTGGAAACAACATTGGTTTTATTTCGTTGTTTCTGTATTTGGCAATAGCTTTATATGGAAATTCTGTTGTATCAAAGACTATGAATGCAGAGTAATCATTTCCAAGTCCTCTTGCGACATCAACAGTAATTATATAATTATGTTCCTTTATTGGATTCTCATAGATATCAAGACCAGCATTTCTTTTTATCGGATCTTCATATACAAGGTTTCTAAGTTTTGATGGATTGATTAGTGTATTAACAGAACCTAAGAATTCGCATTCAAACTCAACTTTGAACTGTTGTTCAGATGTGTTTGCAATCGTAGTATCCTTCCATTCGGCATCCCTACCGGGAACTTCACTCCAATGGACATCAGTCGGGATATATTCGTTCTTGCCCCTCTCAGCATCGTGCCACATACGGTAGAAGTGATTCATACCATGTGGTGTAGATACGATAATTACCTTGGTGTTTTTACCAGAAGTAATAGTAGGATAAACAGATGCAAAGAAAGAATCTGCAACATGGTTTGGAACGAATGCAAATTCATCAAGAAACAGAATATTAAATGACATTCCTCGGACAGCACTTGCAGATGTAGATGCTGCTAAAATTTTACTTCCGTTTTCTAATTCAATATTACCTTTATTCCAAACTAATACACCCTGTTGCATCCACTTAGGAAGATTCTCATATGCTGTTGCAAGTCTTGCTAAAAGTTCTCTGGCAGTTGCTGCTTTGTTTGCAAGAATGCCAATATTGACACTATCATTGAAGATAAGATAATGAAGAAGATATGAAATAACAGTTGTAGATTTACCAGTCTGTCGTGGCATCTTGCAGATATTAAATCTGTTGTTATGAAAATTATTAATTAATTTTCTTTGAAAATGATATGGATGAAACTGTGTCAATCCTTCATCCAAAGAAATAATTTTTATGTAATTATTTGCAAAATATACGGGATCTTCTTTACATTTGAGAAATTCAATAATTTGATCTTCTGTAAACTCAATCGGCGTATTTGCCTTTTTTAGGTTGGGATTACCTAAGTATACACTATCAGTCATAATTTAAATATAAAACTATTTTTCGGAATTACTATCTAAAAATCCTTTCTTTAACATTTTTGATAAGTCTGAGGTAGAACCAATAAACACTGCATTGTTTGTGACACTGCTAGTTTTACTTGTTGATTCTTCATCTACCTCTTTTACCTTTTTCTGTAGGTCCATCAATTTATCAGTCGTATCAGCAACTGATTTAATAAGTTGACCTGCAACTTCATATGCTCTGGGACTTCCGCCTTCGCTGGCAAGTTCCATTATACCATTTAAAGTTTCTTGACCTTTTTCAATCAGAGAATATAAATTTGCTCTGGTATAATCATAATCCTTTTTAATATCCTCTGGTTTTGATGCAGATTTTGGAGAAACAACATCAAGAGATTTGGGTGTTTTATCTACCTCAACAATGCTGCTCTCAACATTAAGTGCTTCATCCAAATTGTCATAGTTATTTTTCATATCAAATTATAAATCAATTTGTCTTGTAGGACTTAGATCTTTAGCATCACTATGATGACTCCAGGTTTCGGAGAAACCAAAATCATCATCTGGTCCTGCATTTAATGGATCTGGAGTAAGTGTATATCTTACTTCGCGTTTTGCTGTTTGAGTATTTGTAGTGGAATGTTGATCGACAATAACTTTTTTGATAAGTCCATCTGTGGTTTCGGCAACAGGACCAAACAGATAAGTTTTTGCAGTGAAACTTAAAGTATATATTAATGCTCTTCTACTCTCAAAAGATCCTTCATAATCATCTTGGAAAGAAATATTTTCTAGCACTATGGGTATGTCTCTTTTTTCTCCAATAGAACTTACTAGATCTACTGTTAAATTAAATGATGGTTGAAAAAATGGAAGTATCTGTTCAATAATTTGTAGGGCATCATCATTCAATTTGCTAAAAACACTTAACTCAAATCCAATGTTATAAGGAACAGGCATAAAAACTTTTTTCAAATTTGTCCCATCTGATGCCTTGAATGTTTGTGTTATTCCCGATTTTCTTGTAGGATCATATTGAATATTTGTCATCTCAAATGACATTCTTGGCAAAGTTATGGCAATTGATTTTGATAACTCTGCCTGTTCTTGAATTTTTGCCAAATACTTTTGTTGTGGTCCATATGCCAAACCAACCTTAATATCATCAAGAATCGTTCCATCAGATTTTTTGTGTTTAATATTAATGTTATTAAACAAAGTTCCGAAAGAAATAATTGTCTTTCGTATTATTTCATGGTAATAATAAGTTCCTAACATTAATATTCTCCGAAGGGATTACTTTCACTAAAATCTAATAATGAATCTGCTTCCAATTCAATTTCCTCATTGGAATCAGAGGGTTGATCATGACTATCAAGATCATGAGTCTTTATAGTATATGTAGCAGTTGATATAGATCCAACGATAGTTTCACCTTCAAAGAACTCGCCCGTATTAAGTGATACTCTCAGTTTGGTTTCTCCAATAACTGTTACGGTTCCTGCAGTAGAAACTTGAACACCAGAATCAAAGTCTTTGACAATAGCAGTGACTCCAGAACTTTGACCCGTGATCGTTTCGTTGTAGTAGAAAGTTCCAATACCAGAAGTAGGTCCAGAGAACTCAAGACTTATTGGACCGGATGTATATCCAATACCAGAGTTTAGAATTCTTACTGTATTAATTCCGGCACCAGCACTAGCAGAAGATGTAAATATTGGATTAAGAACGGCAGTGTTGATTCCTGATGGAGGAGTAGCAACATTAACATTTGGAGTAAATGAGTATCCAGTTCCGGCAACACCAACAAAAACTTGCTGAACACCAAAGGTGGTAGAGATGGAGCATGTTGCAGCTGCACCAGAACCCCCACCACCAGCGATTGTAATAATTGGTGCCACTGTATATCCAGCACCAGCATTTGTCATTTCAAGTCTAAAGATTGAAGTAATATTAGATCTCTGAGTTGTAATGGCAACCGCAGATGCTTTATGCCCCCCTTGCGGTGCATCTGAGAAAGTAATTGTTGGTGCTGAAGTAAATCCAGAACCATCATTATTTAAGAATATCTCAGTAACACGACCACTTGATACTCCAACAGTTGCCTGTGCAGTTTCGCCAACTCCAACAAGATCAATTGTTGTGATGTAACCTTCATCTTTCAGTTGATTGTCAACTTCGGCAATACTGGTGTCAATAAACTCATTTTCATATTCAAACAATTCACAACTCAAATCATACGTATAAAGTTTGCCAAGTTGATAGAATGGTTTTTCATGTTCTACTCTTTTTATTTCAAACAATCTTTCTCCAAGAGGAAAATAAATCAAATCTCCTTCTTTTGGTCTTGTAATTAAATCTCCAAAAGTATATTCCGTAATTTGACCCTCTCTAATACCAGAAGAAATTCCTTCAAGAAAGGGAGCAATAAACTCCTCGAATCTTTCTCTTGATATTGTCAAATTTACTTCATTTTTTAATCTTAAACCAAACTTCGTCATTATGTCGCTGTCTGGCGTATAACCATCAATATTATTTAAATATGCTTCTATAAGAAAACTATCATCAAATTTTGATGATTGAATTTCTTTAATAATATTATCGGTTTTAAATATTTTTCTTGGGAGATAGTATACCTCTATGCCATGAATTTGTATGTGCTCATTAACCAAATCCTGCATGAGCGATTGCTCACCAGTACTACCTTGCAAAAAATAAGAATTTAATACCATGATAACTATCCGATTAAATCAAGAGGTGGCAGTTCATATTCTGAAGACATTCTTTGCTTTATGTCATCTAATTCTCTTAAAGCATCATCATATAATTCTCTTCCGTTAAGTTCTAATCCACCTGGAAGTTTTGCACCTCTAAATTTTAATAAATTTTGTCCCCATTGTTTTTTTATGAGAGCAGTTAAATATTTCTTCAAAAAACTATCATTATATACATTAGTAAATGTATTAGGATCTAAAATTCTATAACAATCAAGAATCAAAAAAGTATCTTTCTTTTCCGATTTCCAATCAATATCCAAATATAATCTATTTTGTCTTTTATTGAATCTAATTTGTTTATCAGTGCTCAATAAAAATTCAATATCCTCCAAATAAGTTTTAACCATTGAATATTGAAGAAGTTCTATTGAATTGAACTGATATATATCATTCAAAAATAACTGATATTTAATATTAAACATTCCGTTTGATATAGTGCTACTATCAAACCTAAACACCTTTTCAATTCCGATGACTGAATCTGGGACTTGAATGAAATTAGAATTTTCGTAAAAATAATTAGTTGTTGTGGGCATACCACTTACTGTAGTAGTTATTCCGGATGTTGTTACAATACCTACAGTATTAGTTCCGTCAACTTGAGCAGTTCCTCTGTTAATATCATCCTCTGTGAGTTTATATTTGAGATACATTCTCTCAACACCATCAAAATGACGTTCCTGAAAATATTGAAGAGCATCATCAACTAAGTCATCTAGTTGATCATCATCTATATTGATTTCCAATACTGGAGCTCCCAACTGCCTCAGTGAGTAATCAACTAATTCCTGTCTGCTTGCTGGTTTTGCCATCAGTATGTACCTCCATCGATGAGTCCGGCATCAAGTGTTCCTGTAACATTTACATTAGTAGAGAATGTTGCAACACCAACAACATTCAATCCTCCAGCAGTAATTCTTACATCATCATTAAAAATAGAAACATTACCAAAGGTTGATACTCCGGCAATGTTGAGTTGGTCTAGATTTGCACCACCAACAACATCTAATCTGTTGTTGGCATCTATTAAAGAACTGAAGGTCGCGACACCGGCAACGTTGAGATCATCTACTTGAGTATCACCATCAACATCAAGAGTGCTATTGATATCTACAGCATTCAAGAATGTAGAAACACCGGCAACAACCAGTTCATCAACATCCAATTGCCCATCAATATCTAAACCACCATTAGCATCAATAGTAGTAAATGTGGCAATACCGACAACATTGAGTTGGTCTAGATTTGCGCCACCGACAACATCAAGACGATTGTTTGCATCAACAAGTGATGAGAATGTGGCAACACCGGCAACATTTAGATCATCTAATTGAGTATCACCATCGACATCTAATGTACTATTAATATCAACAGCAGCACTAAATGTGGATACACCAGCAACAACTAATTCATCTAAATCTGATTGACCATCAACATCAATACCACCAGTACTAATATCTAATTGTGTAGCACTAGTAATTCCAGTAACATTAAGTTGATTTATACTTCCAACAAATGTTACATTACCTGTGAGTGTAGATACACCAGCAACATTTAATTGGTCTAAATTGGCACCACCAACAACATCTAATCTATTGTTTGCATCAACGAGAGAATTAAATGTAGATACACCAGCAACAACCAGTTCATCTGCATCTAATTGACCATCTATGTCCAATCCGGCATTAATATCAACAGCAGAATTGAAGGTAGATACTCCAGCAACAACTAACTCATCTACATCTAACTGCCCGTCAATGTCTATTATGCCGTTGATATCAACAGCACCAAGAGTAGTAATTCCAGCAACATTTAATTGGTCTAAATTAGCACCACCAAAAACATCAAGACGATTATTTGCATCAACAAGAGAACTAAAAGTCGCAACACCAGCAACATTAAGGTCATCTACTTGAGTATCTCCATCTACATCTAATTTTACACCAACTGATAATGTAGCACCATCAAAAGTAAAATTTGAATCGTCTTCAAGTTCTCCACCAGTTCCGACAATTACTACACGATTATCTGTAAGATCCTCTACTTTGAATGTATTTGCCTGACCACCAGCATTTATATCAACAGCAGCACTAAATGTAGATACACCAGCAACTACAAGTTCATCTAAGTCAGTTTGCCCATCAACATCCAATCCTGCATCAATGTCAACCGCAGAATTAAAAGTAGAAACACCGGCAACAACTAACTCATCTACATCTAATTGACCATCAATGTCTATTATGCCATTAATATCGACAGCACCGAGTGTAGTAATGCCGGATACATTTAGTTGGTCTAGATTAGCACCACCGACTACATCAAGACGATTATTGGCATCAATAAGACCAGCAAATGTTGATACACCAGAAACATTTAAGAGATCGGTTTCGGTGCGTCCAGTGACATCGACACCTTCAGCAGTAGTGGCAAATTTCTCATTGCCATTATAATATAATTTTACATCCTGATTAACAGTAGCTTTAAGATATGCCTCACTATCATCTGCTCTTTTCAGTATGAGTGAATCACTACGAATTTTAAGATCATTAGTAGAATTTTTTATATGACTATTGTTGCCAGTTCCATGAAATATCTCAAGATCATCACTATTTCCAAATTTTAATCTAGCATCATCAGAAAACTCTAAATCATTTTCAGAAGCATCAAATGTTATATTCTGACCAGCAGCAGCACCCTGGAAAACTACGTCAGCATTATTGAATGTAGTGACACCAGCAATTACTACTTCATCTAAATCAGTTTGTCCATCTACATCTAATCCAGCATTAATATCAACCGCATCATTAAATGTTGATACGCCAGAAACGACTTGAAGTCCTGCGGCATATGTTGCAATGCCAATGAAAGTTGATACACCACTAATCTTTAAATCAGTGAATGTGTTTGGAGCAACTTCAATTGCTGCTTCAATAGTTGCTGTGGTAGTAGCATCTAAAGAAACAATATTTTGAAGTTCTCTTCCACTACTGATTACTTGTGTAGCACCTATATTGAGAGATGCTACACTCGTAATACCAGAGACATTTAATCCTCTTAAAATATCAACGGCAGCATTAATATCAATTTCATTTGAGAAAGTTGCAATACCAACAACATTTAATCCGGCAGCAAAATTTACATTCTTTCCTACTGCAAAACCACCACTGACAATTACTGCACCAGTTACAGTTGATTCTGATTGAGTGCTTCCCGAAAATGTTACTATTCCTACTGAATTTGTTCCACCACTAAATTCATATCCTTCTGTTGAATCAAGAGTACGACTCATGAAGAATTTATTATCTGTGGCATCCCAGATTAATAAATTGCCATCTGTCTGAGATGATGAATCAACGTCAGTTAGATTGAGTAATCTTGATGGTGGCGCAGAAGCATTGGATAATACGCGAATTACGTTTTGTGATCCAATTCTATCGTTTATGCTTGGCATTACCTAGTGACTCCGGCTCTTACTAATGCTGACCCTTCAACAGCTTTATATTCTTTTCCGGCACTAGTTATCTTTACATCATATACATATCTTCCCGCTTTTAACGCCACTGTTTGAGAAGATGTTAGAGATATTGAAATAATCCCATTAACATCGTCAGTGACTGTAGAAGCAAAGGAAACGGCACTTGCACTAGTGTAACTTTTTCTCAACATGCCTTCTGTCGCAGCACCGGTTAAAACCAATGGGGTGTTTGTTCTGGTATCTTCTAACTGAAAAGAAGTATCAAAGTCGAAACCTTGTTCAATCGTGATGTTAGATACAAATACTGCCATTATTCAAAAAATTATGCTATCTTATCTTTAGATATTTATATTCTCAGAATTCATCAATAAATTTCTGAGAAGAGATTTTATCTCGTTAATGTCATTTTTCATTTCAGAGATTTCTCTTTTTTGGAGATTTCTTTGTTCCAAAGAACTTACATACTGATTGTATGCCATAGAATCGCAATTGATTATGGCACCACTTTTCTCATCTCGGTATAAGTTTTGATATCCATCTACTCTAATCATCTTATTGCTATAGTCCTCAATTCTTTAATTCTTGGTGGATATGCTTGATTTGTTCCAGACATTACAATCTTAATCGTATATCCCGAGAACAATGGAAGTTCATTTGCAGTAAATTCATACTCTAAGAATTGATTACTCATGCTTCCAGGAACAAATCTGTCGGGCAATCCACTATTATTAGCATCATTAATGACAGCATATCCATCCTCATCAGTATATGTTAAATTATCATATCCTGGGAATAATTCAAATGTCTGACTAATTTCTCCAGAATCTGCTTTTATTAAGTTATAAAGAACTCTAAAGTCTGCGGACTCGTCTCTATATGCACTTAAAATAACTTTTAACGATGTTGCCGGATTTGATAAATCTACAGTATTAGAAACATATACAGCAGCATGTGGATCATCAAAAATAGAATTTACTCTTCCATCAGATGGATAATCGGAAATTGGTTTATCAAAACGACTTGACCTAAATTCTGTAGATGCAATGTCAAGATTTATCATAGGAGAAAGATTTACATCATTGGAATTTAAAGTTATTCCAGTAGTAAATGATTTACTTCTTGGAAGATTTTGAAGATAAGTTGTTTCATTTATTTTGGAACAAAGCAATTTTGGAGTAACGAAATTATTTAATACGTTTATTCCAACAGGAACGAATCCTTCATCATTAAAAGATCCTTCCGAACCATTAACACTAGTTCCACTAATAGTTCTTATAGTTCCTGTCACAGATGTAGTTGATCCGGGAGTAATAATATTGTATGTTGGAATTATGGAAGTATATAGAATGTTTTCCGATGCACTAGAATTTGCTCCTCCTGTAGATGCCTCATTAGAGAAATTAAGCTGTGGCATTCCTGTCGGTGTGCCGTCAGTATCTCTATCAATACCATTTGTTGAAACATCAATAGCAACATGGTAATGATCTAATCCAATTGGATCGGCAACATTGTGAGTTTTATTAATTCTTCTTAAAGAAATTCCATTAAGTTCATATTTATAGACTATAGAATCTTTATCATGCAGTTCTGTAATGGTAGAATCAATTGATCTTCCGTCAGCAGCAATTAGAAGTTGTCCAGAACCCAAACTAGTATAAGAAATAATTTCATTGCCAATCTTCACATATCCAGGATTTGATGCACTAACATCGACACCTTCGAATGTTGTAAAGTTACTAGTGCTTGCAACACTAATTGTTGACACTTCACTAACTGACACTGCAGCAGATAATGTTGTGGGTTCAATACTAGATTGAATATCACTAAGTGTTACTTTGTTTGTATTAGAATACATTCCATGATTGAAATGATCAACTTTTACATAATTACCAGAGTTGACTCCACCACTTCCAGAGACAGATGTTATAGTTGTTGATGGTAATGCAGTTAGTACTCCATTATCTGCAAAGTAACTGACTCCTGCACCTACAGTAAATGCCTTACCAGAAGAACCAAATTCGCCCTGAATATTGGAAAGATATAATGTATCAACATCAGTTGATACTCCAGCAACAGTTATTCTTGCTTCTTTACCAGTCTGTTTAGAAACAGTTGATGTTACAATTCCAACTACATCACCGACTTTGTAACCGGCACCTGTTCCTGTAGTAACAACAGAAATGCCAGTGATTGATCCTGTATTAGCATTAATACCAGTAATATTAAGTTTCAATCCAGACCCACTACCAATAACGTTGAAAGTATCGACGGAAGTATCTGTAACATATCCAGATCCACCTGTAATAGTTGTCACAGTCGCATTCGTAACGGAACTTCCTCTACCCACAATGATAGCAGATCCTCCAGTATTATTATTACCAGCAAGTTTTCTACCTGTGGTCAGTATACCGAGTGTAGTGGAATCTCCGCCAGAAATAATATCCGTTTTAATAGAACCAGTTTTTGGTAAAGTTCTAATAGGATCAATACTTAATTTTGAAATATATCCATTACTCTTGTCCAAATCTGGATTATAGAAGAATGCAGTTCCTGTTTGAGAACTAAATTGTGCCTTGTAAAGTCTAAACTTAAGATCCTGGAATTGATTTGGAGTCCAAATAGATCCATTTTGGGACTTAAATAAACTCCCTAAAGCAAATTGCTTTGAATATACTGCACTTTCTGCATTAGAATTTGGTGGAAGAGAAGATTCAGATACAGATTTTTCTCCCATAGTGGCAGTCCATACTTCATATTCATCACTAGTTTCTGCCAAGAGAACAACAGCATATTCTTTTCCGGGTGGTAAGAAGATTGGTTCGGGGAATGTTACTTTTGTAGCAACATCTCCAGTATCGGACACCTGAATATTTTTAACAATATTTCCCGCAGAATCCACAGTTGTTGGTTTTATTGTAACAGTTTTTCCTAAAACAGTTCTAGTTGGGAATCCTAATTCTGTGGTTCTAATTTGAACTTTAACTGGAGCATTTCCTCCATCTATTTTGGCAAAGAAAATATCAACAGCAGTTAAGAATGCTCCATTTATATCATCACTAGTATCAATATCTGATGGTGCTTCAACATTTCCTCCAACTACAAATGTTTGTGCCAACGGATCACCATACTCTTCAACTACAGTATTAGTAATTTGATTTATACCGAGACCGAGAGAAGCAGAAGCATTTGTTTGTAGATTGATTACATTTGTAGTTGTAAGATTTTGTGTATTTGTAGTTACTTCGTTCTGCCATTGATTCAAAGTTCCCATAGAAGTATAATTTGTTTCTGCAAAAGAAACTGAATTACTTCCAGGAAGACCAGGATCATTTGTGACATTGGATGTAATTTTAAAAGTTTTTGTTCCTGTCTGCAATCTTACTGAGGGAACTGGAATCTGGTGTGGATTTCTGAGGAAGAAAGATCCTATTAAATCCCCATAGTTGTCGGAAATTAATCTAAGATCTTTTACATACGCAATTGCGCCACTAGTTTGACCAACTAATTTCATTCCCCGTATAATATAACCAGAATATAATCCCTGTGCTTCTTCGGATAAAGAAGATGTATCAACATTTAGAATCTTGGAAGATTGACTATATGTTGAAGGTATAGATTCTGAGGTTACATATGGATTTACATTAAATACTGATGATGGATTATTAAATGATCCGTACTTATGATTTGGTGTAGCAACTCTGAATGAAATAGATGGACCAATTCCACCTGCACCAATAGCAGATCCAACTACTGTCTCTCCAATTACGAAAGAACCATTAGATGTTCCGTAAGTTGCTAGAGATGGGCTATTTGCAATTTCAATCAATTTGGGAATAAAATCAACTCCGCTATTGCCATCAACAAATTGATAGAATCTTGTAGATGGTTTAATATTACTGACTTCAAATTCAGTATTTCTGGATCTCATGAATACTTCATCACCTGCCGATATCAATTCATTTCTAGTATCAACATCGTCAAAACTTATAGTATCAACACTAACACTTTGAGAATTACTTGTGCTACTAGCACTTAAATTAGACCTCTGACTCTGAACTTGACTCCTTATTCTTCTATTAAGAAGTACTCCTCTGCCAGTCCGCGCTGTTCCGCCGTCGCGAGTGAAATTGAAATTAGCAACCCCTAAATTTAAATTTACTGAACTTGTTAGATTTTGTGTAAGAGTTCTAGATTGATTAGATGTAATATTAATATTTCTATCGGGGAGTTGAATAGTTCTTACCCAATTATCAACAGCAGGACTTAACTGAATATCTCCAGTATATACAATGACATTAAATGGATTTACATTTTCTACTGTTGTTGCTATTGGTTGTTCAATCCAACCTATTTCATCATATTTTAAAGTTACTGAATTTCCAGTTTTCTGAACATTAGGATCTAATAGTTCAAAATTATCCGACAAATCTATAACTTGAGGAGTTAATAGTTGAGTAGGTGCAATCTGAGATTTAATTGAATTTCTACTGATAATTGGTGACAATTCTTCTGCTGTTGGATTAACTTCTATTGAAGATAGTACGTTGTCTATTAATGAATAATTTTTAAAATCGTCAACAAAAAATCCACTCTTAAATCTATTTTTTCCTTCCGCATCTTGAATTTGTAGAGTCTGTGCATTTAATTCAAGAAGAGATAATGAGGTTAGTTTTTCCAAATTTTGGACTCTATCTTCAATAAATCCAATATCTCTCATAGTAAATCTTCTATTATCAATCAAACTGATCGATGCCTTTTGTGGATTATACAGATATGCTGGAAGATTAATAGTGGCAATTTCTAATAAAGCATCATTTTTTGTTGGTGCTTTTGGATATTTTGCAGATATGCCCTTTTCGACTATAAAAGTTCCATATCTATCAATGTATAGTTTATCAATTCGTGGAAGATAAAAATCATATCCTATAATAGATCCTTCTCCAGGTGCCATTAAAAGTTTTGGAACAGAATCAAAATCTCTAGAAGCGAAATCAAATGGAGATATTTTAGTTGATCCTCCTGAAGTTGCCGGGTCAAATACAGAAACTCTTGGACGGAAATCAAGTGTATCTGATGCTCTTACTTTATATGATCCAATATTGGGTATATCTTTTTCAAATCTTTCTTCATCATAACTTAAAACTGTGAACGCATCTCCATTATCATCAGATGGAACTGAATAATAATCAAATACAATTAATAATCTATGAGTTGGTTCTGGAACACCTCCATTTCTAATAATTCTAGAATAGTCGTAATATTGTTCTTTTTGACCTTTATCCAATTTATATAATTGGGTTACATTTTTATAACTTCCTAATGTAATAGTTTCAATTTCTGTAATTATATTAGATTCTTCAAAAGTAACTGTTTCGCCAACATTAAAACTATCGTCTGTTAGATAAACTATTTCCAAATTATTTGCTGATGGTGAAGAAACCACTCTAGCAACTGCATTACTTGAACCTCCTACAATATTTTCGCCAATTATTGCATTTGTTTGAACACTAGCAGTGGAGGTAAATTGTATTTTATCTAAAGTTGGATTTGCAGATCCCAAAGATTCGTAAATTGATATAACTTTTGCAACATCTGGATAGTTTAGAGAAATTTCTTCATCCTGAACTCTTAATCCATATTGAGTATTAAAACTAAGTCCATCATTATTTGTTGTATTAATACCAACACCAGATTCTTTATACTTGGATCTAGTTACAGTAAGTTGTTGACTTCTTGTATATTCTTTTATCTTGCTTTGAACACCAAATTTATTGAGAGTTGTATTTACGACAACATTAGATTGACTTCCCCTCAATCCTTTAATTGTTACAACATTATTTACTAAATCGAAAGTATCACTAGTAACTGTTCCTGCTATACCAGTTGAGTAATGAACGCTATATCTTTCCTGATCAAAAGTTGCAAATGACGCACTGGTTATTCCGGAAACACTGGAAAGATCAAATGTCATTTCTCCAGCAGCACTTGTCTCTTCTCCTGTAATCTGTTCAACAACTGTGAAGGTTGAGTTTAAAAGATTGACGGAAGAAATATTGGAATCTGGCAACTCAGTATAAAGATATCCATCATCTACGTTTATAATTGGACCACGAGCGAATGGTGTAACTAAAATACTTCCAGTTCCAGAAGGCAACTTACCATAATAAACACCAGTAATTCCAGCACCAGCATTAACATTAATTGGACTTAGTTCTATAGAAAGTTTATCTGCAGAGATAGAAGAAACTCTATTGACAGTTTCGGTGCTAATTCCTGGTTGTTGATATGAAATAAGAGTATCAGTTCTTATTCCACTGAATACTTTTCCTGTTACTGTGACTGTCGTAACACCAGTATTTCCCAAATTGCCTACTAATGGAATTGATATTTGTGATATTCCATTAGGCATACTAAATTTTTCAAGAATTGAATCTGCCGTAAATAATGGGAATCCACCACCAGCTGCTTGCCTTACTGATTTAATATTTTGAGTTCCATATTGTATGAAATCGAGAATTGTTCTTGAGAAATCAACTCCATTAACAGTTATTTGCTCTCCTTTAGCAAAAGTACCAGAAGTTTGTCTCAATAAAAGACCCACAGAACCGCCTGTAGCAGCATCAACAAGAAATCCACTAGCACCACTACTCTTACCCTTAATATAAGATCCATCGGGCATGTCAGTGGCATCTACACTCTGATTGAGCGACAGTTTGGTGTATGTTTGAATATCATACAATCTCAAATCATATTTTGTTTCTACACCAGAATATGCAGCATCTGTAAGATTGAAAGTATATACTCTAGCATCACCTATTACTGCTTCTGTATCACCTACTTTCCTATTCAATAGTTGGATTGTTTTTTTATTTTGAGGAACACCAGTGACATTATTTACTTTAAGCAGATTCCCCATTTGAAATGGAACCGTAACATTGGATATGGATTCAGTATCTCTTGGTTTATCAACATCTATTATAGTAGTTCCAATTTTTTCAACATCATATCCCCTAACATATGCTTTTCCTGGAGAGATTTTTATGCACATTAAATCATTAGAAGGAATATTTTTTCCTTCAGTCTGCTCGTTAGAGAAAAATAGACCGTTATTGCCAAGTCTATTATTTAATGAGTTATGAATTGATGGATCAAATGGTCTTACTGCATAATCGCCAGATTCATCATACGTTCTTTCTGCAATATAATCACGAATTTGATTATATTGAGTTTTTGTAGTAATTTTTTGAATTTTGCCGTCTTTTATTCGTAAAAGTTCAACAAAATTTGTATCATTAGTATCACTTATTAATTTTTTAGTTAAAGTTAAACCAATTTTAAATCTATCAGCACCTGGTGCAGCAAAATTTGTAAATCCTTTAGCATTATCATATAATGAATCATCATCTTTTGATCCAATGATCAATTCGTCAATTTTTAAACCAACTCTATATGATGGAGTATTTGTATAATTATCTAAAAGTATAGTTTCCTGAGAAACATTGACAAAATATCCTCTAATAAAATAAATACCTTTACCAATAGATGCTGCAGAACCAATTGCAGTAGCATCAGAAGAAATTAAAGATGCGAATTCAGTTTCAGCAGGAATAGTTGTATTTCCATAAGTTATATTTTCTGTACAACTTAAAGATTCTCCATCTAAAAACGGTATGAATTCAAACTCATTATTAGAATCAAGATATTTTACATATAGAGTTAGGTATTCAAAATTATTTTCATCTGCATATTCTACACGTTGAATTTTAGCAGTAGTGCCTGATTGCTGACCAATTATTTTTTTGCCTACAAAATTTTCAATATACAATGCAACATCAATTCCGCCACTGGTAGCATTCAGTTTTACTGCATAAAACTGACCATCATAAGATATATTTCCTGGAACAACTACAGATCCCTCTTTAAATATATGACTACCAAAAGACTCCATCTGACCTTGCAGAAGAGATTGTAAGGTAGTTAATTCTCTCGCTTGAACTGGAAATCCCGGTTTAAATAAAACCTTATAAAAATTCTTTTCAGAATCATAGTCATCATAGTATGGATTAATATTTAAATTTGTTTTTTGTGACATTGTTCTTTAGAATTCCAGAATAATTTTAACGTCTTCTTTTTGGCGAGAATCTCTTTGAATGAGAGGTCTATTATCAATGTAAATGATTTCCCCTGTCTTTTTATTTATCTCCGGATTTGCAAGTCCATTTGTAAAATTAATTCCTAAATCAATTTCTTTAGAATTTACGGTTGTTTTAATTCCAGAAAATCCAGTATCAATTGATCCTGTAAATGGAGAAATATTATTACCTGAAGATTCAAAAGATAATATTTTACTATTACTACTAACATTATCAATGTCAGTATGGTCTTTTGTATTTCCAAAGTATAGTGATCTATCTTGAAAATATTTTAATACTTTAGTTTCATCGTCATATGATGCAACATATCCTTTAGCAGCACCTCCACTTACTGATTGTGACATTGCCGCACCTACAACTGGAGTTGATGTAACTGAATTTAATCTTACTGCAAATAAAGATGAATATTGGTTGGCAGTATATATTGTAGTAGATGAATATTGTTGCGGATTTTTTAATATTCCAACTTGAGTAAATTTGGTATCAATTGGAAAATCTTTATTTGAATCATCAAATCTGGCATATATTAGTATTTTATCCGTACCTAATTCCGTATAGATGTCATAACCATGACCTCTTGATGGTGGAATAATTGGTATTAAATTTGCAGGATCTGCTAATGTTCCGGAAGGTTGAAGAGAACCCAAATCAACTATTCCATAAGTATATCCAAAACCACCAGCAGTCACAGTAGCAGAAGTTATTGTTCCAGAAGAATCTACATCAATTAATACTTTGGCACCACTTCCATCACCATTAATTGCCACAATTCCAGAGGTGTAATTAGATCCACCATTAGCAACATATACTTTTTTAATTTGATTTAAGTTTATATCAGAATCACCTGCCTCTCTAATACTTTGAATTTGAGTGTCTGTTGTTGTTGACCAATCATTGGGAACTACAACATATTCGGTAGAATCAAATTTTATGATATCACTAGGAGATACTGAAAAAAGATATTTCCAAATATATCCATCACCACTAGTTCCAGCTGCTGATGGTTCTAAATCGGTAAAGGTTGGTTCATCCTTTGATACATTTCCTTTTAAGTTAGAACCTGAAGAACCATTATCAATACAAATATAAACTCTAAAGTCGCTGTTAATTACATAATAATTTGTATCATATAGTCTACTTAAATTGGAATTGGGGGCAGGATTTGAAATACTATAATCATGCCTATACATGTCATATCTGGTATTAGAAGCCCAATTAACCTTTCTTATAAGTCTTCTAACATTAGATGTTGTTACTTTTTTTCCAAATAAAGCAGTATCTCTATATTGTGAAGTAAACTGCAAATTATCTGTTGGCGTTGGAGTATTACTATTCCATTCAGCATCTGAAGTAGTCCTACCAAAACCAGACACTGGATTAGCTGGATTTGGCAATCCTAAAAATACATAATAAGAATTACTCGTATTTGCTACAGAGTCTACAAAATTATTTGCATTTGATATTCTAAATTGATCTGTTACTACCGCAGCCATATTAATAGTTTTTTATATATTTATAATGGAATTGTCATTATATATTTTTTGGAAGTGCTCCTCCATCCCTTAGTCCAGTACCTCTTCTCTGAATTGTCGGGAAAGTTGTTAATCCAACATCGACAATATTTCCGGTTACTGCTATAGAAACTGGGGAACTAGATCTACTTATTCCAGCAAATCTTCCCCATGAGAATCTGCCAACAGGATTGCTTGAATTTGATGTTGTTGCAATACCAACAACTGGAGTTCCAGAATCGACATAACAAATAATTGACCCAGCAAGACCGACGTTAGATATTTCTTGAATGAAATATATATTATCTACGAAAGTTGCACCAACACCTACAACAGATAAATCATTATTGGCAACTGAAGTTACACCATTTCCAACTGAAGTATCATAGATGTAAATTGGATATCCAACAGCAAGACCATTATAATTTGATATTCCATCCAATCTATGCAAGTTAAATTGAATTGCCAGTGTTCCTATTCCCTGAGCATTTACAGTGGTAATTCCAGTAACAATACCACTAAAACCTTGAATTACATCAATACTAGATATATTCTCATAAGTCGGACTTGGAAGAGATACAATAACTTGTGGAGCAATAGTATATCCAAGTCCTGGATTATTGACCAAAATTGATGAAACTGTACCAGCAGAAATAGTTGCGGTTGCAGTTGCAGTTGTTCCGACTCCAACTCCAACTTCTGGCGGTGCAGTAATTGAAATAGTTGGAATTGAAGTATATCCACTACCACCAGATGCAATTGTATATCCAGTGATAGTTCCTGCAGTTGAGACAGTAGCTGTTATAGCAGCTGCAACTGGATCTGTAGAACCACTTACAATTAAACCACTAAAATCACTGGCAGAATCATAATCAAACAACTCCAAATTTTCTACAAATACTTCAGTATCGCTGCTTTCTACCGTATTGATAATTTTAGCAGTCGGGAATACTTGTGCTTCTATAGAGTCTCTGGATTTATAAACAATTTCTCCATTAATAACTTTGTCTATTTTTTGTTTTGTCCATGCAAGTGGTTTGTAATTTATTTCATCAATTCCATTACCAGAATATAGGTTTGTTTCAAATTTATCGGAGAATGATAAGTCAAATACAGTTCTCTTGTCTTGTGATATTGTGCCATTAATTGCATTATTTTTGTAAACTTGTACCAAATCTCCTCGTTTGATGGTTTGATTGATACTTGTGACCAATTGATCATCATCATTTCTAGTTCCTCTATAGAAGAAAATATCAATATTATCTTCTGGTTTAGGTGCTTCAATAAAACTGAATGAAGTTCCTCCATCAAAGAAATATGCAACTCCAGGATCTTGAATAATTCCGTTAATTACAACTAATAATGCATTAGCAAGATTTACTTGTGTTCCTTCCTGTGCTTCAAAACTTATAAGTTCATCGTTGTAGAAAAGTGGGAATCTAGTTCTATTGGAATCTTGGAAATTTTTAATTGAATCTATGTAATCAAATTCGCCAAATTGCCATGCTCCGATTGAATCGTTATATACATCATCAACTGTCAGCAAAAATTCAGAAATTGTTGATGAAAGAGTACTATGTGTGACTAAACCAACTGGTCTAATAATATCTCCTTTTCTGAATCCATGTCCATTTCTTGCAATTTTAAAGTTTGAAACTTCGAATGTATCGGAACCTATTCCACTTGTTGTTGCAGCACCTACTTCAACATCAACTAATAAACTAACACCAGTTCTTGTAGTATTACCGAATCCCAATCTAGAAACTCCTTCTATCTCAAGACCTTCATAAGTTGGTTCCGAAACAATTATTTCAGGATTTGAATATCCAGATCCCCCATTTCCAACTACGATAAGAGATAAACTTCCACCGGCTCCAACTAGAGCAGTTGCTGATACTACTGCAGCAGCACCGGTATGTCCGCTTTCATGGACACTCACACCTATTGCTACTATTCCATTATATCCAGACCCAAAAGAACCACCAGTTAATGCTGTAGTAAATCCTGCTATAGAACCACCTGCACCAACTACGGCACTCACAGCAGCACCAACTAGAGGTGCATATCCAAGTCCACCAGAAGATCCTAGGGAAACAATTACTCCCCCTCTTGGTAATTGATTTGCATTATAATCAGTATTTGACAAATACTTAGTTCCATCCGTAGAAGTTATTCCACTGAAAGTAACACTTGTTACACCCACAGTACCTTCATCATTCAATGAAAAATTATTATCTGGATTATTGAGTGTCGAAGGCGTTTGAAAAATGCCATTTATAAACAAAATGCCATTACCACCAGTACTTCCAATTCCAGTAGTATTTGCTCCACCAACAGTTAATGTGAATGTTGCTCCTATTCCTGTAAATTGATCGGAAATATCATCATATATTTGATTGGTATCGTAATTATTTCTCAGATAAACTCTGCCAGTAAAATCTGATCTTGCTGGATCAAGATTACTTGAATTTTTTTCTGTTGAAGTATTTCCTCTCGGAGGATCTACAAAGTGAATGTTTCTACCCGAAATGTTATATGAACCTCTATAAATTCTAACTTCATCTCCAGCAGAATGAGATGTTGCTGAAGAACCAACTACTCCTCTCTTAACTTCAACCAAAGATGACTGACCTATTCCCGTTATTGGTCCAACTGCTGTAGTTCCAACACCAACACTCAAAATCTTCATATATTCATCATTAATTTTTATCAAATCTGTCGAAGTTATTGAAGAAATTCCACTTAAACTGAAAAATGTGGATGTGGTTCCAATCTGACCCCCAGGATTTCCTGATAGTGTATATGCAATTGGAGTAAACTTCAGTGGATATTGTGCTATATTATCTAATGTTATTAGTGTTTTTTCATTACCTAATAACATTGATAATTCATGAGCATTTCCTTCACCAGATGATCCAAAGGATACATTTACACCCGCTTCCGCATTAGCTCTAGTTGTGGCAAGTTTAAATTCGTCATCATTTTCTCTAATTGCATATACGACCGATGGTAGAGGTGTTCCAGTACCATATGTCATTGCAGTTGATCCAACTCCAACAAATGTTGATTGTGGAGTATATGAAAGAGCTTCACCAGTTCTGAAGAAGTGATCGTCAATTGTAAATACACCAGTACTAAGATTTAATTGTAAAGAGTTGGTTGGATCGAAAGTTTTTCCAAAAATTGGAATTCCGTTAGATTGTGCTATAAAATCAGTCCTGTCAATTCTATTTCCATTTAGAGCATTATAGAATCCGACATTTAAAGATTGTGTTATATTACCATATTGATGAATAGGTGGAGTATTACTTGAATCTAAGTCTGTATAAAGTATTTCATTAAGAGAAGACACTTGTAAAGATGATGTCATTGAAGCATCTGGATAGAATTTGAGTATGAAGTTTTCTCCAGAATATTCCACACCAAATGTTCCCATCCCACTCTGTGCATCAGTTACTCCTATTCCTCCAGCAGAAAGGAAAGATGACTGCTGAACATAATTATCAAGGGCATTATCCTGCAAAGCTAATACATTATGAACTGCCTTTGTAGATCCCATACTCACTTCAACCAAAGATTTAACTGAGTTGAATAAGTTTCTATCAAAACTTATGACTGTTGTTGCAGCAGCAGAAACTGTAGTTTCATATGCGGATTTAATTATTGCACTTCTTTCAGATCCTTCTGGTTGAGATGGTAAAATAAATCTATGTGTTCCTACTCCTACTGAGGTAGTTCCAAATCCAACGATTTTAGATCTCAGTTGAACATCATTTGCAGTATCATTAGTATAACTTAGATTTAAAACACCAGAACTAATATCAGCACCAAAAGAACCGATAAAATTGAAAGATGAAGCGTTTTCATTAGTATCAAAATAATACTCGGATAAGAAAGTATCTGTGCCATTGTGAGTAATATATAATTCTACAAAATTAAGTTCGTTTGTATTGGATTGAATAATTTGTGCATTAACATGCAATGATGTAAATTTATCCGTAGCAACTCCAATAATAGAACTGGTTATTCCAGAACCACCAGAAGTCACGACGCCACTAAAACCGGTTAGATTTATAAATCCGATAGATGTGGTTCCAACACCAGAAATTGAAGATCCGAAAGTATTTTTAATAAATTTAAAATCATAATCAATATTATCTGGATCATTAGGTGTAAATTTAAATATATTCTCATCTGTTACAGAAAAACTCCCATAATCTTCACCCACTACAGAAGTTAAAGCTGATCCAATATTAGCAATATTTCCTTTTTCTAATAAGAAATTGCCTCCACTGTTATCACTGATAATAGTCAATTCTGATAATTGAACTTGAGTATTATCAGTATTAGTTACTCTAACCAAAACATCATCAAAAGAATCTGAATTATTAAAGGTAAAAAGATTTTTACTATCACTATCGGTAAAATTATTTAAATTTGAAAATGTATTACTAATATCATCAATTTTTAAAACTACATTACTTTTTGATAAGGTAAAATCAGTTAATTTTTTATTTTGTAATTTTAAGAACTTGGATTGAGAACCAATAACATCAATGTCAAGTACATTATCAAAATTATAAATGGTGTCTACTCTAAGCTCTTCTAAAAGATCACGTATTACGGTGAATGCTGTTGTACTGCCAATACCAACATTTGCTGTTGAAGATATTCCAAGATCTCCAAAATTCTTAAGACCACTAGTATGGACAAGACTATTGACGGGGGTTCTAAATTCTCTCCACTCGATAGGACTCTTAACTGTATATGAAAGATTTTGATAATAATCGTTATCCGGAATTACCTGATCATCAGAACTTAGTTTTCCAATGTTATTGTCCCATCCTATTCTTTTTTTATTGGAGAAACTAACTTCAAATCTGCCATTATTTCTTACAATATGATCTATAGTAGCAATATTTGAACTTACTTGTCCTGTAAGAATATCACCAACAATCACATTTTCATTATCATCTCCAGAAATTTTTATAGATCCTGGATTGAGTCCAGAAACTATTAAGTTAGAATTTTCTCCATTGATAGATAATTTTTCTCCTAAACTAAATTCGGATATTTCTTGAATAATGCCAAAAGTTGGATAATCAGATTTTTTAATTATATTTCCAAGAGAATCTTGAATTGTCTTGGCAGTTCCTGTATTAGTTGTAAATTCACCCAGATCAATTGTAACTTCGTCTTGAGTAATACCACCAACAAATTTAGAGTTTTTATATTCACTGACAGTGAAGAATTTATATCCATAGTCTTCAGAGTTAAATCCAGAACCTGCAGTACCAACTTTTTGAATTCCCTCAATGAAAACTTTTTCTCCAACACTAAATGAACTAGTGCTAAATCCGAGAGCCGGTGTTGTTATTCTACAAACAAATCTAGTATCTGTTTCTTGAATAACTCTTTGAACACTAATTCCATTTGTGTTCTCTACAGTAAATAATTCTGTCGATTTATCGGGAAGACCTTTGGGTAATTGAAGAACATTAACTGAGTTAATAGAGTTTCCGACAACACTTGCTGCTAAAATTCCCCTATCGATTGACTGCCCAGTATCAGCGTCTACTATCACTATTCTTGGGGGTTCCGTATAATTTTTTCCTCCATTAATAACTGTAACTATTCCAATAGTGTTGGAATTTTTAATCGTAATTATTGCTGGTATATTTGCTTTTGGTTGTAAAGTTCTATCAGAAGAATATTCAAATCCTTCATTAATTATTCTCACATTTTTTGTATTACCAACAGATTTGGAAGACGCAATCAAATTGGCATCTTTTGCTGTGGTATTTGAAGAACCAACATAATTTGGTAATTTTTTATATCCAGACCCTCCAGAAATAATATTAATTTTTTCAATTGGTCCATCTGCATTTAATGAAGTTGTAGAATACTCTAAAGTAGAGCATTCGGATGATTCATAAGATAATTTTTCTGGAATTTTATTAAGTGCAACATTAAATGTTGTTTCTCCAATTCCCGAAATAGGATATGTAGAATTGTAAGAACTTTTAATATATGATATTTCCGAATAATTATTAACCTCGGCATCTGCAGTGCTAATATATCCAGATTTTTCTAAGTTATAATATAGTTTTTCTGGTAAAATATTGGTGGAATTGTCAGTGTTATAATTAAGAGTCAACTTAGCATTAGGACTAATACCAACAGTTCCTACACCTGCAATAGTTATTCCACTAGTTGAACCAGTAGAAACAAATTCATTATTAAATTGGTTGTCGCAATAAATTTTTAATAGGTATCCATCTAAAGTGGAATCTGACAGATCAAAAACTAAACTATTATTTTTGACTACTTCAATTTTTGGATTTATTGGAGAAATTGTTTGTGTACCGCCGCCAGTGTTTGCAATACTCACTACAGTAGGAGGATTCAATGTAGAGTTAATATATGTCTCGGAAAGTTGAATAATATCGTCATTTATTCTATAGACATAGTAAGACCCGGTAGATAGTCCGGAAGCAGGTAAAGATGCAGCATAACTTACTTTTTGACCTGTTTCTAATTTGTGAGAATTGATTGTAATCTGATTAGTTACAGAATTAATATTTGAAGGATCGATAGTAATCGGATTTATAATGAGACTATCAGTAAGAGTGTCTCTCTTTACAATTACTGATGTATCTGTTCCTATTCCTCCAAAAATTTTAGGTTGAACATTTAAAGTAATTTTATCTCCAGAAGACAATTTATGATAAGTTTGCCCAGGATCTACCGTATTCAGACCAACAGTTGAAATTGAAACAACTGAGTTAATTCTTTGAACTTTTGATTTCTTTTGTACATTGATACTTTCAAATAAATATTCGTCACTATCAATTCCGTTATTGCGGAAAAATACCTCCTTAAACTCATTTCCAATTCCTGTTTTAATACCAATCGAATTTATTGTTTTTCTTACAACATATACTGTGGTAGTAACTCCTGATATTGGTAAGTTGTATGGAGTACTTAAAGATGTGTTGGAAATTGAAATTGCTCCACCAGATGGAACAATTAAATTGACCGGTTGATTGGTTATAAATGGATGATTTTCAATATAAACTCTTTGTGTTAGAACATCTCTAGTGACAGAAGAATCTCCAAATTCAAAAGTCATTGAACTTGATATTCCAACAGCAGTACCAACACCTACAGATTCTTTAGGATTAAAGTATGCTTTATCATCTACTAAAGACTCAAAATAATTTACATTCTTTGGTATTGTGAAAAAATCTGGAATATATTCAATTTTTGTAGTGGCAGTATGGGAAGTTCCAACTAAACCTCTCTTAACTCTGAGAACATTAAGATTAGGAAATATATTTAATACTTGTAAAGTTTCAGATCCAATTCCAACACTGCTGCCAATCGAAACGGAATTTGGAATTTGAGATACGTATATCTCTGTAGTTGCTGCTCCAGGAGATGCATCAGACCCAACTATTGGTGAAGAAAGATTGGAATAGAAAGAACTAATTCCAATTTGAAAATTATTATTTAATTGAGATAAATCACTACTAAATCCAGAAATAGTTACATATTCTTTATCTCTAAGATTGTGTTGAGGTAAAATTGAAACTTTTACTCCATTTTCTCCATCCCAAGTAAAGACAGCATTATCATAAGTTTCTACTGAAGTTTGTATATCATATACATTTTTTCCTAATATTGAAGTTATTTTTGCAATAACTCCATTACCATTAGTTTCAGTGCTGTCAAAATTTAAGGAATCATTTACTTTATACCCAACACCTGAATTTAAAATATCAATTTTTTCTATTGGTCCCTCTGTAATAGACTCAATAACTGATTTTTGTCTTGAAATTTCATTGGTTTCAATCAAAAAATTATTATCTACAAACGGATCAGATACTCTATATGGGAAAGTATTTCTGAGTAAATTGGAATTTTGAAAATCAAATTCTTGATTTAATAGTTTATTTTCATCTAAAGTATTTGTTCTATATTTGTCTCCAATAAAATATGGGAATTGTGGTTTCCCATTGTTATCAATAGTGGCAAAATATGCATAAACGCCATTAGGAAAATCTATCGTTTTTGTAAATCTACCATTGTGCCTGTCCAAATTTCCAGAATTTGTGTATTCATAATCTTCAATAAAAAATCCATCGTCAAATCCGGAAGGTCTATCAATAATTCTAGAAGAATTTTTAATATATCCCGATTCTAAACGTATTGGACCAGAACTTGTATCCAATACATCGGAGTTTGCATATGGTCCATATATTGGATTTCCATCATATGCCCAACCAATTATTCCAGAAACTTTACTCTGAACATCTTTAAATGTAGATCTCAATTCAGTGTAATATCCAGAAATAGAATATTGTAATTTATTTTTAGTTTCTTTTAATATTTCATTTCCATACTTATTAACATTATTAACACTTAACGATCTAATTTCAGTATCAAAAATAACACCAGATCCACTAGGAATGACTCTAATAGAAGTGGAGGCGCTAGAGTATCCTATACCAACATTAATAATTTTGACATCTGTTATTTTTCCGGATGTTGATATAACTGGTCTTAATAAAGCACCAGATCCAGATCCACTGGAATCTATAACCTCTAAGTTAGGAACAGAAAAATATTCTGATCCCCCAAACTGAATATTTACAGCATTAATAATTCCACCAACTATAATAGGTTTTAACTGTGCATTCTTTCCATTTTTTAAAGTAATTAAAGGTTTCTTTTCAAAATTAATGGCACTTGATCCATATCCAGTTCCTGCCTCATAGATATACGCATCAATAATGCTACCCTTTACTAAAGGAGTTACTGATAATGTTCTATTAGATACAGTTGTTCCGACACCTACAGATGTGAATTCAATAGAAACAGAAATATCAGGATAAGCAAAATTTTGATATCCAACTCCCGTTGATGATAATTTGACAAAATTGTTTCTTTCATAATTTAGTGGAGATGTTCCACCAACTCCAGCATTAGCGACTTTAAATGAATCATTATCAATTTTTATAATTTGATAATGAACTGATGTCGTTGTTATTCCTGTTGAAGTTGTTAAACCAGTAATTGATGTTCCATCAGTGGAATAAAGAATTAAATCTCCATCAGCAAATCCATGATTTTTAAAACTAATCAAACTATTTGATGTAGTTATTCCTGTTGGAGAAACTATTAGTTTTCTATTAGTATATCCACTTCCGCCATTAATTACATCAACAGAAGAAATTGTTTTAGTTTTTTCCTTTGTTTTAAATTTATGAATACCGGTGGTGTAAAGAGTACTGAGACCTACAACGTTACTATTTGAAGAGTAATCATCATATGATTCAAATAATCGAATTGTCGTATTATTATCAATTTTTACAAAGTAAGAACCATCATCAACTAAAGATGAAGTTCCTATTCCAACTCCAATTCCGGTATTTCTGTTAGAATCGTAAATTACTTCTTGACCATCTGAAAAATTATGGTCTGTTAAGAAAGTTATTTGATTTGTATTATTGTCTATTCCACCACCTGATGATATTAATTGTCCATCAAAATTTACTTCTCTAACTCTTTTACTAACTATTGCTTTAAGATCAGCTCCAGTACCATTTCCACCAATTACTTCAATTGAGGTGACATTATCAATATCAAAATTTTGACTATCAACATCGACACTTTCAATAGACCCCTGAATTACTGGACGACATAATGCAGTTGTCCCCAAACCAGTAGAAACTAATAATTGCGGCAAATTAATCACATCGTAATTACTGCCACCATTTAATACTTTTATAGAATCTAAAGGTCCATAATAAATTTTATCTTCAGATTTATAATTTGCAATTTCAACACCATTAATTAACATACCAGTAGTTCCTGGTATAGTTAATTCTCCTTTTCCATTTTTATTATTTGGAGGGATATTGAATTTTTTAAGAAGTTTTTGTGCTCCTATCTCTCCAACTCTATGTTCAAATAAAGTAAAAGTATGCTTATTCATTCCAGAACTTGGAACTGAAAAAGTTACAAATTCAGTGGATCCTATAAAAGATGAAGAATTGTACAACCTAATAGTTTTTTTATCGGATGCTAAAACTTCAACAAAATAAGATCCTTCAACTAGTCCTTCTAGAGGATCTACATCTGGTTTGTATAATATTCTATCTCCAGTAAGAAATGGTGCATTTTCGGAGAAAGTAATAGTTGTGTAATTATTTGATTGATTAATATTTCCTAAACTTATTTCCGAATCTATAAACGCAGAATTGATATTTTTAGTTATTTCATATGTAAAGAATGTGGTAAGTCCCGTTGTTGAAGAAGGTAGCGAATTGGATGCAACATATCCAAAATTTTCTGTACTATCAGTATATACGTTTTGAATATCTCCTAAGATGACAGAATTTCCATATTCTATGGGCACACCTGTACTTCTTGCTTTATTGATTTTTCTTCTTAAACTGTACTCTACATTGGAACTTGGACTGAAAGTAAAGTTGTCTAAACTAATTGATTTGTTGTCTGGAGAAATATCAACTACATGGGTAATACTTGAAGGTAATGTGGGAAATACTACTTTTCCTAGACTATTGCCACTACTTTCTATAATTTCTACACTATCCCCTTCTTTTAAACTAGATTTGTCAATTTCACTTTTTAGTGTTAATGATAAATTAACACCAAAATCTTTTATTTCATAAGATGAACTAGTATTGTATATCCAGGAATTTGCAAAAATTTCTTTATACGTTCCTTTACCGATACTTGGGTTTGCAATTAAATCGCCAATATTATTTACAGAAATTGTATCGCCTTCAGAAATATCCAAATCTTCAGATATCTGAATAAAATTGGATAGTACTCCAGTTAATCTTATTTCTACTCTTTTGTCAGAATCTCCATTTTCATATCCAAAATAAATTTCATCTGATCTGATATTACTTGCAGAGGAAATTGTTGATGCAACTCCGGTACATCCGATAAATTGATTAATAGTTTTGTCAGAATAAGTTACACTATTGATACCAGAAATAATCATTCCGGTTTGTGCAAAACCAATTGTAGAGTCTACGGTAATTACAGAAGCACCTATGGCAACAGTTTCAATATTTTTTGTACTAGGTGTAATGTTAAAATTTCCCTGAATTGTTGAAGATTCATCATATCCAATAAAAAGAGATAATTTAAAATACTGCTTATTATTTCTGATAAAAGGTTCTATTTCAGATATTGCTGCTGTGGTTCCAGAATCTGTGGATTTGGTTATTGTTTGTCCTACTAATTTTGAAGGATCTCCACTAATTACTTCGGCAATTGCAACTTCTCTTCTGAGATACTCGGCAGAAGATGGTTTAATTAAATAATTCTCTAAATTTACTACTCTTGGTGTTGCTCCATATAAAACATTAAATAAGATTCTAAATGATTCGTCAGTTCCTTTTGATTGATAGAAAGATTTTGCTTCTTTTATAAAATTTCCAGCATTTAATTCTTTCGCAAAATCAACGTCCTCTAATCCAGGCGCAAAAGTATATTTTAATTTTTTATAAAAATCTCTTAAAAATAAAGAACTTAAATTATATACTTTCGCATCTTTAATATGATTTTCTTTTGAGGTATCAGAAAATATAAGTTCCTCTTGATTTAACTCGCTATGATATGAAGTGATGCCACTAAATCCACGTTGACATCCGGTGAATGAATTTGTAGTGATTCCGGTATAGGTTATAACCTCATTATTAATCTTAAATAATCCATACTGTCCAGGGAATCCTTTAGTGCTATTTACGGCGATTGTAGTGTCCGTAGAAGAGATTCCTGAAGTAACATGGGTACTATCAACTATAACTTCTGGAGTTAAGTTGTCTAATTTTAGATATTGATCTAAATTATCGACAATATCAACTGGTCCACCTTGATATTCTTGAGAAATATAATATTGCTTTAAAAATTCTACTGTTTTTGGATTTTCATCCAAAATGAACTCAGGCAGTTGATGGTCAATAATTTGTTGAATCTTAACTTTAGATTCAAATCCAGTCTGTATCATACTACTCTCTTATTAGATTCCCGTTTAAGTAACTTGATGTGTAATAGTCTCTAGTAAATACCGTTCCCGATATTTCGTCTCCTGATGAAATAACATCCTTCACCATATTTATTGAACTTGCTGAGATGTTAAAATTAAGATACAAATCTTTTAATCCAACCACATCATTTGACTCCGGAAAAGCCTGAATTTCAATAATATTGTTTTGTTTTTCTGTTGAAGTAATTTTTATGGTGCCAATATTGATTTCGCCTTTAATATAATCAACAGTTCCTGCCGATTTTACAACAACTCTTGTCGATTCATTGCTGACTGGTTTTACAATTGACAAAATTCCTGTCATTCCGTCAGAATTAGGAATATCTGTTAAATAAACAACGTCAGGATCAGATGCAATTCTAAATCCGGTTGATTTAATGTTATATCCGGTTAAATTTACATGAAATCTATTTCCATAGCACAATTCATACTGTGCAAATTGATTTATAACTGCTTTTAAGTCTCTTCTAATCCTAACTTTGGTAATATTAGAGGTTATAGAGGTATTAGTGTTGTCAATAATTTGTTGAATTTTACTATATCTAAATCTTCCACCAAATTTGTTAATTTCTAAAGAATTTGAATAATTTTTGAGGGTATTCAACACTCTTGTCCTTAAAGTTTCGGCAGTTGATATTCTTGAATAGTCATAATAAACTGAAGAATCAATTTCAACGTATAAAATTTTAAGATCTGTGATTTTTTGGTTTATTCCAGAGACAGTATATTGTTTTAATTGGGATAAAATTCTAGATTTATTGAAATCAGAGACAAAAGTTCCATTTTTTGGTTTAATACTAATATTTACAGTACCAAATTGTGGAGGAGTCATCTCTTCTCCACCAATCACAGCAACAGATTCCGTGTCTGGATAAATGCTCTTAATAATTGCCTCATAATCACGACCCGTTACTGCTCTAGATTGTGCAGAATATATTTTTGGGGCATAATATCTAACTGAATCCACAGATTCAATTTCAGATCCATTCTGAGATGCTTGATTTAATGTGATTGTTATATTGGAGGGATTAATATTATTGTTTTCTGAAGTTAAAAAACTTCCGGCCATAGAGAAATTGGATACTCCATTACCCTCAGTGCCATTTGATATAATATAATTGACAGTAATTATATTACCATCGGAATTTTGATCGGTTCCAAGTTTTTTTCCTATTAATCCATCACCAAAAAGTAATTGATATTTTTCATCTTGTATCTCTTGAAGAAGATAAATTTGAGAACTTGGTGTTACATTAACGATATTATCAACTAAGGAATACTCAATCCCAATTCCTACATCATTTTCTTTTTTGATATAAACTTTTAAGCTAGAAGTATCAACGAATGAATTATCAATAATAAATTTCTGATCAAGAGAACCATCATATAAGAATTGTTTGGTTAAATATGTGCCCTCATAAATTTCAATATTATCAAAAGTTGCAACTCCGTTGACAAAACCTCTAGTAAGGTCCTCGGGTATTGAAAATACGTATGAAGTATTGGCAGAATTACCAGTACATACAAGACCTCTCTGAAGCGTCACCTGAGCAGATGAATCTCCACTAGGTCTTTGTATTGAAAATGATATTTGTGCCCTTGCAGAGGTTCTAGAGCGGGGTACATAACCAATATTTCTTGCTAATGAAACAACATTTTCTCTGAGAGTGGCAGAATCCAAAAAGGATTCATTCACAATCATATTTGAGTTGAATGCTGTGATATATGTGTTATATGCTAAAGTGTCTATTAAGACGGAAAAGTTAGATCCATCAAAATCAAAATCGGTGAAAGTCGAATTTGCACGAAGATAATCCTTGATGGATGTTTTTATTTGATCAAAATCTAGATTTGTATACTTAGTAAAAGGCATATTATCTCGTTGCCTCTAATAGGAAAGAAAATTCTTGAGTTGGAAACTCTTGTCCGATGATATCAAAAATGATTGTGGCATTAAATGTATTCCTGTCCGGAAAAGGTTCAACCTGAACCTCTACATTATTAATTCTTGGTTCAAAGTTTTCAAGTGCAATCTCTATTTGATTTTGAATTACTGACGCAGTACCAAAATCAACAAATTCGAAGAGACTATTTCTGACATCAGATCCTAATAAGGAATTAAAAAATCTTTCAGTGGGGATAGTTTCTACTATATTTCTTACAGACCTACGAATCGCATTCTCATTTTTTAATATTTGTAGATCTTTGGTGATAGGATGTGCATCAAAAGACAAACTAATATCTTTAAATGCTCTTGATATCCTTTGAATGGCCATTGACAAGGAGTTTTTCTTTATTTATAACTTAATAATTAGGAATTTGATCTTGGTTTTTATGTTCTTTAGCAGTTTTCCAGAAATAATTGTCATCATTACCAAGTCCATCGCGGTCATGACCATTTTCTACCTGATAATAAACAGTCGAAACTTTGAAATCTGGAATCTTTGGTGTCTCTGGTGTCAGACTATTATCAAAAATACGAGTTCTATTATTTGGATAGAGACAGAACTGTCCATTATCAAGTTCAATTAAGTTATGAGACTTGTGTTCTGATGGATTTTCACTGGTTGAATAATCAACTGCATCAGCATCTTGATGATAATTATCGATCGTGCAAACATAAGTGCCTGTTTGAGTTCCATAATCACGAGTATAAACTTCAAAATGCATTGAACCAATGAATTGCTTTTGAATTGTCGTAATACCATAATCCATACAATTCCAAAATTGTAAATTATGAAGTGTCATATCAGGAGTTGGTTTCTCCGGAGACGAGACAAACGCGCTTATAGGCAACTTATCATACATTGCGGCATACTCTGGTAAGTATGTTTCAAAATAAAAAGCACGCCCAGGTATCGATTTAACCGACACCCAGACGCCCTTTACAAATTCACCATGACCACTTTGATGATCGGTGAGATATTCTTTTCTTACCCATACTTCATAAGCAGGTAAATTTGAGATCAAACAAGACATGAAGAAAGTTTAATAGTTAATACTATCTATTATTTTCCCTGACCTCTGTATTTCTTACGAGCCGCGTTACGCGATGTTGCAGAATACGTCGTGTTCTTACCATTACCTTGACGAGTTTTTTTCGGTTTTGATTCGATGTTTCTTTCACCATTTAAACCAACCTTTGATCGCACTGCCATAAGACTCCTTACTCCTCAATAATAATTTCGGTTTTAATGTTACTTGGTTGACCTGTCTCATAAAATTCTATGGACAGGTCTTCTATTTTATCAAAAAATTCTGTAGTATCTAATCGATCATAAAGAATTTTATCATCTACAAGAATTCTATGAAATTCCTGACGTGCCATCTTAGATTACTCGCATCTTTTCGTGTCCAACGCGAACACGAGGATCACACCAAATCTCGAAACCTGCCTCCTTTGCATCAAGGCAGAATGAGACATCCTCTCCACACATATCCTGTACTTCGCCACTCTCGAAGACTTGCATCTTTGGTGCAAACCATGGATACTTCATCTCATTATTCTCCCAGACTCCGTGCTTGATGAGTAACCATCCAAATCCGGCATAATCTACGGTGAATGGAGATCTGCGCTTTGAAATACTCTCAACCGTTTCATGATTCATCACACCGCCATTGTTGCGGAAATCATCCTCTTCCATCCAATGTGCCACTGAAGTCGTTCTGCCATCTTCTGTGGCATACCATCCGGATGCAATGTCTTGATCCATTAGAACCAATTGCCAAAACTTCTCAGTGTTGAAAATAATATCACTATCAATCCATAACTGATAATCATACTTTAATTTTCCGTCCCAGGGCAATTGATCCGGACCACGCAATACATTTGCTCCAAGACACTTGCACCTTGCAAAGTTGACCATGGACGAGTAGTCTTGCGAAATCTGGATGCTTGCTCCTGATTGTACTAAGTCAAAACAAAGTTGTACGAAATTCTTTAGATATGCATAAGAACATCCTCTTCCAGGAAGACAAAAGACAATTGCCTTTCCTCTTACCATTTCCTTTGCTTTATCGTAATCCCACTCTGCTGTTTTTTTGACCGGCGTTTTTGCCTTTACCGTGAATCCCTTTGCCATAAGAATAACAATTTACTTTCGAATCATACAACATTATATAGTGATTGTCAAGGACTCTTTTCTTCTGCTAAAACAATCTCATTTCCATCCACTAACCACCTTAAAGTAGTTCCCTCATACCATTGCATCTCATTCAAAATTACTTCGGGCACCGTTACATAATAATCCCCGGTTACAGGATCGACCTCTACTTCACTAAAAATTTTCTCGGAATTTTTTTGCATATACACAAACCTTACACTTGATTTTATATAGCGAAAAAAAATTTTATACGCCTTGGAATTTTATCGCCCTCTTGGAAACCTTTGTAGGTTAGGGGAGTCATGGGTTTTTATAAACGCCCCCCCTTAAACGGGGGGACTGCTGTATTCACGAACGACTGATTATGCGACTGTTGTGAACTTAGTGTTGTTGAAGTTGGCAACAGAAAACTGCTGACGATTAACCAATTTATATGTACCTAACTCAGTGGAGTAGACATAACCCTCACCATCGATTCTGTCATAACCGATGTATGCCTCAGGACCTACATTTCGGCACTGGTTCATCAACTCTTCTTTCAAAACTATCATCAACCCGTAGAGGTGCATGAGTGACTCATTACCCATGAAGTCCTCATTCGTCATAGGATATCCTTCGCGAATTGACTTATTCACATTTTGCTTAATCTGTGCCGCTTCTCTATCACTTACGAACACGGTCTTATCATACACTTGACGAATCAAGTCTATGACGGGAGGCATCTCAAACTGATCCAATCCGTCATCATAATACCCGCTCCAAATGTATGCCTTAGGGAATACGAACTTACAATAGACTGTATCGGTAATCATAAACCTTAGCGGTTCTGCCACGGCATCACGTAGATCAGATTCTGCCGTGTAGAGAGTATGCGGCGCAACGATGATTTCCTCTTCTACGATGTCATCGAACTTATAGGTGATTGTGTTCGGTGTGTATTCATCAGTACCACCGAATCCGATGAAGTCCCCTTGAATAATACCCCCGACCCGTGGTAGATAGTCGAAGCACTTATGCAGAATTGTTGCAACCTGTCCCGTGTGGTTTGCATCAATGTCCTGATGCGATTCGTTGATTTTGATCTTTACTTTGTTGAATACGGATTTGGTCCCCACAAAGAACTGACCCGATGCAGGATTAGTCCCCCAAACGATTGCCGGAGCACCATCAATCTTCACTGATAAATCACCCTTCAGTTTGAGAGATACTAAAAACGAAGTATCTCCGGTGAGGATTGTATCTTCGGGATGTTCGATGTGAAGGTTTTTTGTCATGTTGTGAATTAGGATTTTGAAGGATTGGAGGGAGATTTGGGTTAGATAGGGAATGAAATATTTGCTGCCTCAGGGTTGCAATAGTAGCGATTCTTCGATTCTACGTGACCCTTGTAAGAAGAGAGCGCCCCGGCATGGATGTAAGCAGGGAGCGCCGTGCCATCGCTGGAAACCCACAGGGTGCGACGGGTTGAAAGGGAGGTAGCAATGCGGAACATGATCAGAGAAGAATCAGGATGAGAACGATTGAATAGAAGCGGGCATAACAGCGTGCCCACTCCTTCTTAGTTTTGATCATGCGAGGCGCATACCGTTACGGAACTCAGTGGTGTGGAATTCGGTGCCAGTCCAGAGACGGACGAACCAGGTCCAATTCTTCTGAAAGACGCTTTCACCAGAATAACCGAACGCATCGCACAGGGCGTTGAGACGTGATTTGGTGGTATTGGACTGGAAACCGCCATCGTAGAGTTTCATTGAATCTTCATCAACCTCAGCGATCAGGTTGCCGTGTAGGTAGATTTTGGAGATGCCGTCCTCTGTCAAAACGCTGGTGTTCCCTGATGACCAGTTCTGGTTTGCCTGGACTGCGGCGTTCATTTGGGTTTCGATCTTACGCATGAGAAGAGAGAAGGTTTAGAGCGTGTGGCGGGTGCTGTCCCCTCCACTTCTATACAATACACGGTTTTGAGGGTCGTGCCAAAATCGTGTGGCACTAGTCCGACTGTCACATCTGATCGATTTGGCGTTGAATCGTTTCGTTCCTTTCGTTGATGACTTCCATCATGTCAGAATCCAACAGATCGATGAGGAGGTTGGCACCCAACAAAATAACAATGGCAGAGAGACAAATACGCATGAGTTTGTGTTACTTAAGGTTTGCTTTGTTG